GTTAACTCGGGAGAGTAGGCATACAACCGTAATCCGACGTTTTCAGCATTTATTGACGTGGACTACTTATCATTACGTGTTAGGTACCGTTTTTTCAGGTCAGACCTCTTGAAAAATGTCTGATTCGCTGAAGCGGGAACCCATGACGCATGTGATATGAGTACGAGTCATGTAATGCTGCTTACGAAGGGGTTGTTGTGCCACTGTCTGGGGGAGCTTGGAGCTCACTTGGACAGTACTTGCAGTCGGTGGGCCTGCGCATTTGCGTGGTGTGCACCAGACTGAAGAAATGATTTGCACCTCGGTGAGTTGAGGCACATCGAATTGTAGATTGTTCTTCTCTCTTTCACTAACCTTTTGCCTCTAAGAGGCAGGAGGATTTTATGACAGAGAGAACGCGTAATCGAGTGGAGTCTAAGTCTGCGGAAACGTGGACTTATTATGAGACGCACGACGGTTTGGATTCGCCTCCCCCCAATGCTATCACCGAAACATCTGGTGAATGCACTGTGGAAGAGAAATACGAATCCATGACGGACGTCGTCACTCCGAACTATCACGCTCGCTCCATGAATGGGGACATTATTAATTCCCCCATGACCAAGACCACCACTATCACCCGAGATAAACTAGCAAGTTATAGCTGGTATAAATCGTTTGATATTCGTGATGGCCATGGACATTGGAATGAGCAGTGGTATGATTACACGAGTAATGTCGCGTCCAGCGGTCTAATGGATGCCGTTGGAATTTCATTACCATCCCATTCGTATAGCACCCAAAGTGCAATAGACTACGCCGTAAATAAGGCGTACTCTAATATAGACGTCTCAGACGTCCAAGCACTTGTTATGGCTGCTGAGGGACAGAAGACTGTGTTAAGTCTTGTGAGTATCTTTACGCGATTTATTAAGATCTTGAAAAAGATCAAACGGCTCGACGCCAAAGGATTGGCTAATGAGCTTAGCGGAAAAGAACTTGCCGACCGATACATGGAGCTTCGTTACGCCCTTCGACCCTTGATGTACGACGTAAGAGGTTGCGCCGCCGCGCTAAAACAAACAGCGGGCGACAAGCCACAACGTCTAACATTTAGAGGTACGAAGACAGACGACGATAGCGAGATCATCACCGACTCAGAGCAAATTTCGGCGCCCGCTGCTTCATTGCAGTGGACGTACGACAGATGCTGGGAAACGGAATGGTCTTACGATATCGCCGTTCGTGCTGGGGTGCTCACCGCATTCGAGGGTAGAAATCCAGTTTCAATACTGGGTTTGGCCCAACCAATGGAAAGCCTCTGGGAAATTGTTCCCTTTAGCTTTATTGTTGATTGGTTTCTCAACATCGGTGACACAATTGCAGCGTGGACACCCAATTATGGGTTAAACACGTTGTCCTCCTGGTATGTCCTTCGAGAGAAGTACTACCGGAAACGTACTATGTGGTACGACAATAATGTTTGGTGGGGTACCTACGGTTCCAACTATCGTTGGAATGGTGGTTATACTCACTCGGCCTCTGATTGTCTTCATGACATAACTGTCATAAAAACCACACGAGTACCAAACCCGAGACGGTCCATTCTGCCCACAATTAATGTGAAGCTAGATGGATTTAAGCTCGCAGACTTGGTAATAATCGCTAAGAAAATTTGGCGATAGATGCCGGAAAGTACAAGGTGTAATACCATGCAAGACAATGTCTTAACATTGGCAGTAGATGAACTGAATAACGCGAGTACAGTGGATCACGTTTACAATCGATTCGAAGAATACACGAATCGGTCCGTCTATACTGAAGATGGTCATCAGTTGACGGCACGTGACACATTGACTCTGTACAGGACTTTTCCGAAGCAAAACGGAAACTTCAAGGGCACTGCGAAGTGCTCCGCGAAGTTCTCCATCGACAAATCGGTTTTGGGTGTGGACGGCTTAGCCGACCTTACCTCGCCGATTATCGGTGAAGTGTCCTTTTCAGTTCCGGTGGGTGTAACTGTAGCTGATCAAATGATCATGCGACAGTGCATAATCGCCCTGTTGGACGATGATGCAGTGATGGTTGCCTTAATGAATCAGCTTATGGTGTAACATATGGACATAGACTTAAAAAGCTATGCCGTGTGCATTACCATTTGTGCGGCAGGAGCCAAGTTTATATTCTGGTTCCTACGCGTAATCAAGCTGATCGCAACAAGGCGATCTAATAAACACTGATCATCGGAGGTTTTATGAAACGTAAAACTAATTCCACAAGAAAGGCCGCTGAGTTAAATGACTCGGTGGCAGGCCTTAACGAGGAGTATCCTTGGAAGGTCTTAAGTAAGTTGAGTTTAGACCTAGAGGAGTACCTCGATGCCGATGAATTTGAGCGTATCACCAAGATCGCAAGATATCGCGATTTTGATGGGTATCTCAAGTTGGCAGAGGAATGGGGCTTACAGTGTATAGCTCCCATTGGTACCGTTTTGGCGAAAGTCAGAGCGAAGTACCTACTTGCTAGTGTCATCAAGAAGTTCCAGTTCTCCGCAGACAAGGATATGCGGGTTGCACGGGCGGCTGAGATTTTCTTGGCTGCCGAGCGCACCTGCTTGACCTATAATCAAGTTAATTATAGGGACCTTGCTGCACCGGAGACGGAGTGGGGCGTGGCTTTACTACACCACGCCAAACAATTCTTGGTGAAACTACTTGGGGACCGGTTACCCGGTTCCAAAGCTTTGTTGGACAGGTCTAGGCATGGTCCTGGGGCTAACATCGGCACCGATGGCGGTGATGTGTCTGCTTATCATAAGTATGACACGTGGCCGTACAGCTGCACGATGGATGCATCCAGGTATGCCCGATTTGCCATCGCGACTGATCAGCGCTGGTTCGGAGCACTGCAAGACTCCTACAGGGAACGCTTTAAAATACCAAAGCACTACCCGTTGGACATGCAGAAGTTCTGGGCTGATGTAATTCAGATCGTACCAGGCAATCGAATCGCTTTCGTTCCGAAGGACGCTCGTAAAGAGCGAACTATAGCAATCGAGCCAGCATTAAATCTGTATCTCCAATTGGGGGTCGACGGTTTTATCCGTAAGCGTTTAAAGCGCTATGGGGTTGACCTAGATTCCCAGGAGAAGAATCAGAAGTTGGCTCGACTAGGTAGTTTGGATCCGGACGGTCATTTAAGTTTTGTTACACTTGACCTATCCGCAGCCAGCGATTCAATAAGCTTAAAACTTTGCGAAACGTTATTACCTAGTGAGTGGTACAGCTATCTCTGTGACCTGCGAAGCCCTCGTGGCATCGTAGGTGAAGATTTTCCAATGCCCGAAGTTGGGTACGAGAAAATCTCAAGCATGGGGAATGGCTACACCTTTGCTTTGGAGTCTGCTCTATTCGCTGCGCTTGTTTATGCAGTGCAGAGGGCAGATGGTGAGCGCTTTAACCGCAATTATGTCGCTATTTATGGCGACGATATCATCGTTGAGAAACGGTGGTATTTTAAAGTGGTCGAAGCGTTACGACTAGCTGGTTTCGCGATAAACACGGAAAAGACCTTTGTTTATGGTCCAGTACGTGAAAGTTGCGGAGCTGACTGGCTCCAGGGAGCACCTGTTCGTCCTGTATTTCTCACAGAACTACCAAGCACAGTGATGGACGTGTATTGCGATTATAATCGTATTATGCGTCTCCTTTCATTGCGTTTTGGTACTAGTGAAGAGTCATCTAGTACACTTCATTATGTCAGGTCTATTCTGCCCGAACGAGCATTATTGCTCATTGGGCCGAGATCTGACGAGGAGTTTGACTCGTACCTCCACAGCGAGATGCCACGAAGTGGCATGTACAAACGCTGCGTGTACAAATACCGTCGGTTCGTTGTGACACCGACGCCGAGGCCAGGCAGAAACTTCCTTTTTAGGAAACTTATGCACGACCTCCGGGGCAAGCCTATCCGACCAAACAAATGGGAGGAGAAGCTCAGGAAAGCAGGAAGCCGATTTACAGTCACAAGGAGAAATTCTATGACTGTAGGCTACACGTACACCCGCACCGATTTCTGGTGTGATACGTACG